CTCCTGGTAGAGATTGCCCGGGCACTCACCCGGATTGCAGACCACATGGACCCGAAACCAGGGGCGACCGGGACTGTCACGCTGCAACAGCGGCCGGCCACCTCCTCCCCACAACCCCCACGGTCAGCAGAGAACGGATTGGTGACAGGCTGCAAAGTCAAACGAGTATCAACTGGAGAGTTAGGACAGGTCACCCGGATCATGCCCGGTCTGAAAGAAGTCGAAGTCCGGTTCATGCTCGGCACCAAGACATTGCCTGCTGATCAGCTCGTGGAGGCCTGAGGGGTGAGGGTCTGAATGCCCCGGAAGTGCACGATCTGTGAGCACAAGAAACGAAAAGAAATCGATTTGGCTCTCGCCGTTGATGGTGCATCATTACGTGCGATTGCGTTACAATACCATGTAGGTCACATGAGCCTGAAACGGCACATGGATAACGGGCACATCTCTCCTGCAGCAGTCACGATCAAACAGATACAAGAGATCCATAGGATCGATACCTTCCAGGAACACCATCAGGCTATACGGGACGATTTAGAGAGCCAGAAAGGACGGGCAAGGGAAGCTGAAGATGCCCGTCTCGAACTCCTGATATCCCGGGAGATCATCCGTCTCCATGACATTGACGGGAGGGCGAGCGGAGTGTACCGCGAGAAGGTGGAACATACCGGAAAGATCGAGACAGAAGTCAGCCGCATGAGCGACCAGGAGCTCCTCAAGAATGCTCGCAAAGTCCTATGAGACCCAGGTGATCGTCGCACGCGAGATCGAGAGCCGGTTCTTCATCAGCAAAGCCCGCGATGCACAGAAACCACCTGAAGGCACCTGGCAATACTGGATGCTGAAAGCAGGGAGAGGGTATGGCAAGACCCGGGTCGGTGCGGAATGGACAATCAAGATGGCCCGGGAACATCCCGGATGCCGGCTTGCCATGGTCGCACCCACATCTGCAGATGCCCGGGACGTCATGGTTGAGGGCGAGAGCGGCGTACTCACCATCAGCCCTCCCGGGTTCAGACCACTCTACGAACCGAGTAAGAGGCGGTTGACCTGGCCGAACGGATCGATCGCACTCCTCTTCTCAGCTGAGGAACCAGACAGGTTACGTGGTCCTCAACATCATTTCGCATGGTGTGACGAGCTGGCAAGTTGGAAGTATCCTGCGACCTGGGACATGCTCCTCTTCGGGCTCCGGCTCGGGCAGAACCCCCAGGCTGTGATCACTACCACACCCCGGCCGGTAAAGATTGTTCGTGAGCTGATCAAAGATCCCCGGTGCGTGGTCACCACCGGCACCACCTGGGAGAACAAAGAGAACCTGGCCCCGGCGTTCATCGACTCGATTGTCAAGAAATATGAGGGTACCCGGCTCGGCAGGCAGGAACTCAACGCGGAGGTCCTGGACGATAACCCCGGCGCACTCTGGCAACGTGACGTGATCGAGAACCTCCGTGTCACATCACACCCGGTCCTCATCAGGGTCGTGGTCGGTGTGGACCCGGCGGTCTCTTCCGGTGACGAGTCCGCGGAGACCGGGATCATCGGTGCCGGTATCGCAGCTGACGGGCAGGTGTATGTCCTCGACGATGCATCACTTCACGGAAGCCCGCTGGATTGGGCCCGGTCGGTGGTCCGGTCGTTCCACCGACATAAAGCCGACCGGGTGATCGGGGAAGTCAACAACGGCGGTGACTTGGTAGAGGTCAACCTCCGCACCGTTGACAGGTCGATCCCGTTCCGGGCGGTCCATGCATCGAGAGGGAAACTGATTAGGGCTGAACCAATCGCGGCACTCTACGAGCAGGGGAAGGTCCACCATGTCGGCACGTTCCCCCAACTGGAAGACCAGATGACGGAGTGGGTGCCCGGGGAGAAGTCTCCCGACCGTATGGATGCCCTGGTATGGGCGATCACCGAACTGACAGCACGAGCACCGATTGAGGGGAGACGGTTCCCGATAGGTGGGGCCACAAGGAGTTGATTATGAGTATCAGAAGCGAACTATCCAGAATCATTGCCGGGAAACCGAAACAACCGGCGGATCCCGTCACAAAAGGCGGGACATCGACTGAAGACAAGAACCCGTATGCCCGGATCGGTGTCGGTGGAAAAGGTGGCCGCCGGCAATCGATCCAGCGGTTCATGAAGGCATACAAGAGGGGCGGCCCGTATGCCGATATGGTGGATGCATACCACCTGTTCACGCTGGCACCCGGGTATGAGTTCAAATGCGAGGTCAAAGATCAGGGACTGAAAGACCAGGTGGTCGCATGGTGTGACCAGGAACACGTCGACCTTGACTTCATCATGCAGCAGGGTATCCTCTCTGCGAAACTTGCAGGTGACTCATACCAGGAGATCGTCCCGACCCAGGACGGGAAAGATATATGGGGCGTGATCACCCGCGACCCGTCCATGTTCGAGAAGGTTGTTGATAAATACGACGTGGTTCAGGGCTACATCCAGTATACCCAGGAGAACCTGGTTGAACGCCCCACCGAGATTGAGAAAACCAGGATCCTCAACCTGATGATCGACTGTATCCCCGGCAGCACATATGGGCAGAGTGTCTGGGACCGGGCGGAAGACAACATCAACCAGGACTGTGACATCATCGAGAGTGCCACGAAAGCCATGCACCGGCACGGCACACCGAAGACTGCATGGCAACTCGGGAGTGAAGAGAACCGGGCATCTGATACCGACATCAAGACGTTCAGGAAAGAAGTCGAAGAGATGAACGCGAAGACTGATTTTGTTGTCACTCACGATACCAAACCGGTCGCGATGGATACCGAAGGAATCAATAATGTTGATGTCTACTCGAACGTCAGCCTCCAGCGGACGGCCTGCGCTCTCGGTGTTCCGGAAGAGATGGCCGGGCTCGGAAGAGGCAGCACCGAAGCCACGGCAACAGTCCGGATGGACTCGTTCCTCAAACGGATCACCGCTATCCAGCAGGTCGTGGCCCGGACCTATTCCCGGGGTCTCATTGACCGGATCACCGGGCAGCCGGGGAGGGTATGGATCGAGTTCAACAGTGTCAGTCCTGAAGACTGGGTCAAGGTTGCAGAAGGGATCGCGAAGCTCAGGAGCGGTATCGACCCGGACGCGGTAATCGACGCGAACGAATCCCGGGAGAAGGTAGGATTACCCCCCCGTAAAGAAGAACCGGCCACAGAACCGCAGGAGAGCCTTGATTAATGGCGATACAACGGCATCTCTCAAAGAAAGCAAGGCGTGACCCTACCGGATCAATCCAATGGGAACAGAAATACCAGAACGGGATCACGCCACTGATCAACAATTTCAAAGGCAAACTGATCAAGGAGTTCACCCGGGCCTGGGAGGGGAGACAGCTGGAGGTCGGGAAGCTCGACCCGTCAAAGTTCTATCCCCGTGTTGATGAACTGGATGAGGAAGAGATCCGGAAACCTGCCGGGAAAGTGATCCAGAAAGTTATCCCTCGAGCGTTTGACCAGGGTCAGCTGTTCGCCGGTATCGTGCTCGGCGCACCGCTCGAAGAACGGCAACGGGCATGGTCCCTGATCAAGATCCTGATTGAAACCAACGAGAGCGAGTTTAAGGGATTCTCTGATGACAGCGCCCGCCGTGTGAAACGGATCATCGGTGACGGCGTCCTGAACGAGCGGACACAGGGCCAGATCATCAAGGACATCCAGAAAGAAGTCGAGATGAGCCAGGCCCGGGCAACCCGGATCATCCGCACAGAGACCATGCACGCCGTGAATACCGGTGTCATGGACCGATACAAACGGGCCGGGATCGAATCATCAGGACATGGTAAAATCCCTCCGATTCATCCCGGGTGCCGGTGCACTGCAGTAGTTGAACGGCGTGACGGTGAGATGGTGATCGTCTGGCTGGCAGCCGCTGACGAAAGGGTATGTCCGGAATGCATGGACCTGGACGGTACGGTGATCTGATGAAAGTGAAGGAGGAAAAGATGGCAGGCAAACAACCAAGACCAACAGGTGACGGGGAAGGCACCACTGCCCCCGCCCGCCCGATGGCAGTACGGGAGATCACGATCGAGGACCGGATCGAAGCGTTGACCCTGCGGGTGGAGACGCTGGAAGACCGGATCAGCAAACATGAACGGTACCACTTCGGGAAGCAGGGGTAAACCATGACATCCGGCGTCACGTTCACACCGGCGGAGATCGCGTATCTGGAACGGCACCGAGACGAATGGCCCTCTGTCCTTGCGTACCAACTAAACTCTCTTTTTGGGTCACGTCACACTGAACGCGGTGTCAGGGCCCGGTTGAAACGGTTGAAACTTTCTACTTCTGGGTAAATGTAAATATAATTTTGCCCGCCCTATATTATTATGCCAACCGTACGGGCACGGATACGTCAAGGTGAAACGGTCCGCAGGCACTCAAACAAGTATGGTCCGGGCATCACACCGCGATATCTCACTTCAGGCGAAGTCGGAGATATAGAGTTTGATACCTCACTTTTCACAGAGAGCCAGGCAACCGAGTGGCTGACCAGCCACGACTATTCTCATTATACCCTCTCTGCCGGAGAAGACAACGACCAACCAACCGATGAGAACAAGCACCACCGGTTCCTCGCCATCGAACTGACCCCCACGTCTGATATCCAGGACATGGACGGCGGGCTGCTCGTTCCCGGCGTGAAACTGTTGGCACCGGGCACCTGGACCGATTCGACCCAGAAGACCCCGTGCCGGTACACCTCGGATGTCCTGCAGAGGTTTGCAGGAAACTGGACGGACATGTCATACTGGAGCAGGCACATCGGCGGCACTCCTCGCGACATCACGGACAGGATCGCAGACATCCGCAACATCAGATACCAGGACGGCGTGATTGCCGATCTGTTCTTCCATGGCGCGACCACCAAGAGCCAGGACTCGATATCACTCCTGAAAGCGGCATCAGCGGGTAAAGTCCCGTGGCCTTACTCGTCAGTCGAGATGATGACCCGCGACAAATGGATCATCTCCGAGAAACTGTATGAAGCGCAGGAAGTCCTCTTCGATGGCGCGGCGATGGTCAACCAGGGCGCATGCCGGGTCTGTAAGATCCGGAATAACGAATGGATCCAGGTAGACCCGCAGGACGAAGCGATCCAGAGGAAGGAAGCAGAACCACCGGCACCAGAGCTGGAAATTATCAAGGATGATACTATGGACAACAAAGAACTCGAAGCAAAGGTCGAGACTCTGACGAAAGAGCTCGCAGACCTGAAGAAAGCCCCCGAGCCCGTGAAAGCGGAGATCCCGAAGGAGCTTACTGAATCGATCAGCACAGTGACGGCGACCGTAGCGGACGCCCTCAAGCGGCTGGAAAAGCTGGAGAAAGCACCCGCTGACCCGAAGACGTCCGGGACGTCCGACTCCCGAGAACTCGCGGCACCCGAGTATTACGTGCCCGTCGACCGGAAAGCCGGTACAGTAGGTGAGTAACATGACAGCAACCACCCCGGTCGCATTCGACCCGGACCCGATACATCTCGGGCTTACCATGACATTCAAGGCCGCGAGCGCTATCCTTGCAGGCCAGATTGTAGCATACGCAGCATCAGGAGACAGCAGGACTGTAGCCCCGGCAACCAGTTCGCTTGGTCAGTGTGTCGGTGTTGCCGCACACAGTCAGGCAACAACCGGCGGGGATGTGACCGTCCTCATGCAGGGCTGTGTCTGTAAGATCATGCTCTCTGCAGACGATGGCACCGCAGATGCAGGAGACTGGATCGGAGTCTCAACCGTTGCAGGTATGGGAATCGTCCGCGACCCGGCAATCCATGCACACGACGTGGTTGTCGGGCTTGGGATGGCAATCGGATACGCAATTGACGACATCTCGGCGGGCGCTGCCACTGTCGGCGGGACAGGGTATATCGTAGTGAATCCGTCGCCGGTGTGGACCGCAGCTTCCTGAGGTGACCAAGAATGACACAACTACTCGTAAAGGCCCTTGAGGCCGCAGTCGCCGGACCCGCCGAGCAGAAACAGCTCCAGGCCCGCCTGGTTGCCCGGGACATCCCCCTTGTTGAGAAACAGCTCGGGTATACCTACGTGGTCCAGGGTGAAGACGGCAAACTGCACAAGGCCCGGGAGCTCCTGCTCTCTGAAGCTGTCGAGACCGGGACACTCGTGCAGACGGAGATATACCGGACCGTTCTCGAAGGAAGCGAACCGGCAAAATGTTTCCGCAACGCCGTTCCCGTGTTCAAGATGAACTCGAACGTCATGCAGATCAATGTCGGTGAGACCGGGACCTATGCCCCGTTCGTTGCTGAAGGAAGCGAGATCCCGATCAACACGCAGGACTATACCGCTCGCACCTGGACCTCCAAGAAGTTCGGTGAGCGGCCAACAATCACCCGCGAGATGGTCGAAGACGCGCTCTTCTCGGTTGTCGAGCTGGAAGTCAGGAAGACCGGGCTCCGGATTGAGAACACGCTCAACCAGTGGATGCTCCAGGTCCTCATTGAGAACGCCGGGAACGAGCATGATATCGCTGCTGCTGCCGGCAGTGTTGCCGGTGTCAAAGCCGTGATGGCTGCCCGTCAGCTCAACTCGGCGGACGGGTTCATCAGTGATACCGTCGTGTATCACCCGGCAATGACCAACTACCTGTATGCCGATTTCGTGCCCGGGTATACCCCGCAGGCGCAGAACTACGTGAATACCGGCCAGCTCCCACCCGTCATGGGATGCAGGGTGTTCGAGTGCGGGGTCGAACTGACCAGCACCTCGAGTCCCACAAAGGCGTCTGCTGCAGGGCTGGACTGGGCACCACCGACCGACACCAAGATCGGGGGTCTTGTCTACGACTCCAAGAGCTGCGGTGGGATCGGGATGCGTCAGGACATCCGGGTTGAGGAATGCAAAGATCCGATCCGTGACCTGGTCGGGATGGCAGTCACCATGCGTGCAGCCTGCCAGTACGGCATCGCGAACGCGATCTGCAGGATCGAGACCGGCGGCGCATAACCAGGGGGCCTGAATCCCCCATGCTCACCTCCCAGAACACCGGGAAATACTTGACCCGGACATACGAGAGAGAGCGGGAGCTCTGCGCACAGAACAAGGACGCTTATTCAACCGCAGACCAGGCGTTCTATGACATCTCCGGACAGTCCCCCGGGATGGGTGACCGGGAACGGATGGAGGAGACGTTCAGGATGGATACCTGTCCTGTCGATCCCCTCACGAACCCGCGAGAGATCGATATCCGGGACGTCCGGAAGGAGATCGGGCGATGACGTACTGCACGACCGACGAACTGGTAGCGCTCACCGGGTCAACGCTCAACGCAACCACCGTCCTGACCCCGATCATCACGGCTGCTGACCGGTAGATCGATGCTTACTTTGCACCTTAGGGCCTGTCAGGTAGCGCGACCGGTGCCATGAAACAGGCGTCACTCAAACTCTCGATGGCAGGACTCCTGGAACGTGGTCTCCATACCGGTGATTATCAGGCAGCATCCGGTGATTTTGACAGTAAGGCTGACGTGATCCGGGCTGTCGAGTCCAACCGGAAAGCCGCGTTCCAACTGCTTGATTTCTACATTGATGCGCAGACATCCCTTTCAGCATCGAAGAGAACGTTTGGCAGGCGGGTGGACGGGCGATGACCGGCGGCCTGGTCCACACCTGCACCCTGCAGAAACGGGCCCGGAAGAAGAAGTTCACGTATACCGGCAGCACCGGCACCCCCGCAGTGGGACAAACCATCACGGGCGGGACCTCGCTCAAGACCGCGGTGATCGACAAGACCGGTACCGGATACCTGATTGTCAAAACCCTCTCGGGTACGTTCACCACTACTGAGACCATCACGGTCGGGACCGCCCCGGGCTACACGTTCTCCGCTACCCTGTCAGCTCAGGAAGATTACCGGAACCAGAGCGGGGAGTATGAATACTACTGGTCGAATGACCAGACCAGCGTGGCCTGCAGGTTCTATTATTCCGGTGCGAAGGGCGGGAAAGGCGCGATTATCCATGAGACAGGGCAGCTCCTGGACCAACCGCTGAAATGCGCCCTCCCTGCCTCCTGCACGGTTGATTCCCTGGAATACCGGGTTGTCAATACGGTGACCGGGTTCGCGGGTACGTACGATGTCATCACATTGTATCCACTTACCGGCGTGGCTGTGATCCATCATTACGAGGCGGTGTTGAAGAAGGTGACAACGTGACAGAAGATAATTTTGTGAAACCAGAGATGTGTGCCCTCCACCGTGACGTGATCCGGGTCCAGGTTGAAGCATGTGACAAACGGGTAGATGGGATACTCGAAGAGCTCCGGGAAGTCCGGGAGCTCCAGGTATCGATCAGGAACTATATCCTATTCATCGCAGTAGGTGTGATCCTCACCCTGATAGGCGTAATCCTCGGGAGAGGGATGGACTTCGGGTGGTTACTTCCATGATCACCTATACCCCTGAACAGATGGCAGCTAAACTCCGGGCCCTGCATACCGACGAGATCCCGGCACTCGTGCAGGCGATGGATAAAGCATGCCTGGTTGCTGAAGGGGAAGCGAAGAACTACTGCACGCCCGGGAAGAGTCCGTATTACAAGGCACCGTATTCTGATGACAACGACCCCCGCCGGAAACCTCCCCACATGCGAGATACTATCGAGGGTAAAGTCGCGGAAGTCACGGCCTCTTCGGTTGTCGGGAGGCTCGGGACGCCGAAAGATTACGCGATCCATGTCCATGAGGGAACCTCACGGATGCAGGCACGCCCGTTCCTGCTTGACGCTATCAAGGCGAAAGAGGACGATATCATTGAGATCCTCTCCGAAGCGACCCGGGCAGTGGTCCGGAGGCAATGCGTCACATGATCACCACGGTCTTCCAGGCCATCCTGGATAAACTGAACGGTGACGCCACGCTGCAGGGATACTTCGGGACCACGTTCTTCGCGTACCGGGCGTCCCGGGTAGCCCCGTTCGTGATCCCCTCCCTCACCCTGATGGAGAACAACGAGAAGAGCATCCCGCGAACCGGGTATAATGCGTTCAAGGTCCGGGACAATTCCCCGACCATCCAGATCGATGTCTGGGTCAGTTCTGCAGATGAATCGTTCCCATGCACGGGAGAGGATGCAGACCTGATCGCGAACCGGATCGATGAACTTCTGCTTAATTCTTCAAGTGCTGTCACCGGCACGATTGAAGGAAGCTGGCAGAAGACCAGTTCATCGCAGCAACATGAAGAATCCGAACGGATCTGGCATAATGCACTCCGGTACGGGTTCATGTACAGCAAGACGGATACCTAACCACAAGGAGGAAACAAAACAATGACACAGGAATATTATACCGGCGTCCACGGGGTGGTCACTTACGCAGAGGCAGCTCTCGCGGTAGCCGAGTTCTCATTCGAGATCACCCGGGGGATCGCATCACATGCCCGCAGCGGGAAATGGAGCGATCTCAACGTCCCGGGGAAAGTGAGCTGCAAGGGCAAGCTCAAGCGGATCCAGACGAACGCTGATCTACTGATGGCGGCCCTGAACGCTACCCCTGCAACGGGAACCGCAACCACGCTTCTCGCGACGTCTACAGTCCTCGATGCAAGCGACTTCTACCAGGACATGACCGACACGACACCGGGAACGGCGAGCCGGATCCGGGTCACGCTGCAGACCAAGGATGCAACTGTTGCGGGTACGGTCACCCTGGTCGGAACAGATGCGCTCGGTAACACAATCTCCGAGACTATCGACATCCCGGCGACCATGGTGGTGGATGACTACTTCACCACGGATAAGGTGTTCCTGACGGTTGAAGGGATGATGGTCCGTGCCGTGGATACCGCTGATGATCTCGGTACGTTCAAGATCCACTCGATTGCCGGAGACTCATCGGTGAACATCGGTGAACCCAAATCATTCGCCCTGATCGGGCAGGTCGTCGACGGCACCAACCATATCACCGTCACATTGGCAAACGTCTCCTTCAACAAGGCAGGGTTCGATTTCACTGACGCTTCCAAGATCCTTGCCGATGACATGGAATTTTTCGTTAAAGACCCGGATGCAGACATCGCCGTGACCGGGGCTGACACGTAAGTATGGCCCGACCTCACACCCCTGAAGAGCTCGCGGAAGCACAACGGATCCTGAAAGAGGCTACCCCTCTTTTTGAACAGAGGAAGATCACCGAGCAGGCCGAACGGGAACGATGGTCCCATGAAATTGCCATGCTCGAGCGCAGGGTCCGTGATGAGTACGTCGAGATCGACCTCGGCGGCGGCGATACCCTGGCTATCCGGACAGCACTCTCGGAAGTCGAATCCATCAAACTGGGTGAACTGTATAAGCAATGGTTCACCCCGATGAAGAAACCGGATAAGAACGCCGTGACCGCGAAGAAGAAGGTCTCATACGAGATCATCGCACTGGTCACGGCCAACCCGCTGATCACCCGTGACTGGCTTGAACAGAACCCCGACCGGTTCAGCACGGACGATGCTGTTCACGCGATCATATCATACGCCGAGGAACGGCAGAAACGGGAGAACGACCGGGCCCGGGGGTTGATCGAGACTCTCACCTTTCGCCCGCAGCAAACAGGGACAGAACTACGGGGCGTTTCTCCATCACCTCCGGATAGTGGACCTGAGGGAATGGGCGAATCTCCCTGAGAACGTGCAGACATTCTGGATCGAATGGTATAACGAGAAGATGAAGAGGATGGAACGGGAGGCGAAGAAATAACATGGCGATCGGCGGGCTCGGTGCAGTCTCGTATGATATCGTTGCCAATGACCACACGGCGGGCGCTGCAGCAAGTTCAGAACGTAACCTGATGGCGGTCGGTGCGGTCATGACCGGTGTCGGTCTTGCAGCGGTCGCGATGACCCGGGACATCAAGAGCTCGTTCCTCGAGTTCGACACCGCGATGGTCGAAGTCAAAGCGCTTGGTGGGCTTACCGAAGACGAGTTCAACCGGATGAGAGGAGCTGCGCTTGACCTCTCGAAACAGATGCCCGTCACCGCTACCGATTATGCGAACGCCATGTATCTCATGGTTTCGGTGGGGTACGATTACCAGACCATGATGAACACCGTCCCGGAAGCTGCCGAGCTCGCGGTAGCCGGGTCGATGAGCCTGGCGGAAGCTACTAACTCGATCATCAACGTGTTAGGCGCATACGGTGATAAAGCCGGTGAAGCGGCGGATATCACCAAGGTCTTCGCAAACGCGGTCGGTGTCGGGAAATACGAGATGTCCGACTTCATGACCGAGATCATGAAGAACATCGGCGTTGCGTCCCAGCTCGGGATCTCGTTCTCCGACCTGGCAGCATACAACGTCAGCCTGCAGAACTCGTTCACCTCAGCTGAGGAAGCCGGGACATCGTTCAACCGGATGCTGATTGCGATGACCACCACGGGCGCTGCCAAGCTCCAGGAGATGGGGATCGCCCTCACCGACTCAAACGGGAAGTTCCGTGACCTCACCGACATCATGGCAGAGCTCAAGGTCAAACTTGCTGATGTCCAGGATGAGCAGGAACGGCTGGCGATCGTCACCGAGATCTTCGGAACGTTCGGTCAGCGGGCAGCCATCGCGATCATGAACCAGACCGAGGCCCTGCCGGAACTTAAACAGCAGATGGCCGAGATGGACCTGATCCAGACCCAGTTCAACACTAAAATGGAAGGGACGGCTACCCAGCTTGAGATCGCCGAGAACAAGATGGAAGCTGCCAAGATCGCGCTCGGGGAGGGGATGGCTCCTGCCATGATCCTGACTGCTGACGCTGCCGGGGTCCTGGCAGACGTTCTCGAAACGCTCCCCGGACCGCTCCAGGCTGTAGGGGGTATGGG